GGGGCTATTCCGCGCTTCGTCTTATAACGAGGAGGGTCATGCCTGACCCCGATCGTATAAGCGTTAATCGACCTCTGTAAAAAGCTGATAAACAACCCTGACGGGTTGTAAATCCGCGGCTTAGAGCCTCTGGGAGTAAAGACACCACCTTCGAGAATTCTGATCTTGCGACCTACAGGTTCATAACGCCTGTAACAAATCGACTGGGTACATGTATCCAGGCGAATTGTAGATTTCAAGAAGGAGAGTGGAACTTTAATACCGGAGGAATCGTTCTCCCACCTCGGAACGAACAGCTTCTTTGTCTTTCGATAAAGAAACTGAACAGTACGAGGAAGTTGAACACCTGTTCTTGTCGAGAACAGATTAAGCTGGTTAATCACAGAGACGCGATCCTGATGGGTTCGTAGTGTTTTAACATAAACACCACGAATATTTACTCCGGCAAAGAAGTCGGAGCCACAGGACTCGCGAAACGGACCTTCGACAAAGGTCTTGTCGCGATTAATAACGAAACCAAGGAGTCCAAGAAGACGAAAAACATCTCTCTGTATTTCTACAGGACAGATGATATCGTCTCCAAAGACTCCCCAGTTACCGTTATCTTGGCCACGAGGATACAAGAGATTAACACCCCTTGCCCTAGCGGCGGCGACAACACAAGAGGCAAATAGCATCGTTTGAAGGGGAAAGGTAAAACCATTCCCCATCGTCGATACCATATGCAACTCCGTGTAGCCCATACCGGGAATGTCACATTGAGGAGACCGAAGGAAAGTCAAGGTCGAGTAGAAATACTCTGGCAAGACAGCCTTCAGCATCCGCATGGACATACTGTCAGAGGCGCTGGAAAGATCAATAGTGATCAAACCATAACCAAGACTCCCGAGACGGGCTAACTCTCTGTTCTTAAACGGCTGGTCAGCCATGGAAATCCCAAAAGCTGATAACAGACGTCTTTCGATGATATGTCCGAGCCCTAGCTGAGCAAACATGTTCAGACTGGGTTCAATACATATCGTACGAGAGATTTGGTCGTTTTTCGGCACGAAGCTAAGACGGTTACCTTTAACTATATCTGGACTTCCATAGTGTTCCTGTCTGATAATTTCAGCATTGGACCACTCAGGATAGTTGGCGATATAGTTCCTGTAGATTTTATACAGGCCGTGACTTGTGCAGCTCAGAGGGGAAGCGAACATCTTAGTATAGAAGTCGCCACCCTTAGCTGATATAGCAGCGCCAGGACCACACCTTCCATATTGGAATATTGTAGTCCAGTCGTCACCAATCGGAACTCCTTCAGGGGAAAGAAAATCATAGATGGTGCGTTTTAACTCACCAAATAAGATTTCGTCCCATGTTGAAGTCAGTTGCAGTTCCCAGTTCTTACAGTCGTAATTGATTTGCAAGAACTTCAAAAGTGCCTTATTGTCAAGCATCTCAGAATTCTCTACATGAAGTTTTTTCAGTAAAGACTTGAGAATGCTGAAACAGGCCGCTTCTTTGAGAGACGCGTCTGGCCATAAACTCTGGATTGAGTCCATGGCTTGAACCCTCTCGGGCCCAAGTTCAGACACTAGGTCACAGTAAAGGTTCTTGTAAAGAGCGACAGGGCAAATACCCATGCTGCAGACCCCAAGAGTTATGGTTTTAGATCCCTGACGGGTGAATGATATCAGAGGCCGGAACGGGTCCCTGAATTGGATGACGAAGTACAGCATCTCGAAGTTCGAGATGTGTGTATCCGGCATGCAACGCAGACCGTAGGTCTCTGAGAGCATCTTCGATTCGCACAATTTCATTGGGCGAACCGGATTCCGTCTTCGATTTGGCCATAACAACCTCCTAACGTGAAGAATCGTCCAGCTGTGATGATCAGAATGTAAAAAACTACATCTGACCGGATAGCTTTAGAAGCAAAAAGCCAACCTCGCGCAAAAAGCTCGAGCCGGCCATAGCAACTAAAGCCAAACCTGCTCCTATAGCGATGAGCTTAGCGCGGCTATCCTTACTGACTTTCATCAGAGGATACCCGTACCGAGCGTATCGGCAACGCCAGATGCCTGTTGAGACAGGATACCGGCAAGGAGAGAGCACAGAGCCTTAATGTTTGCGGAATCAAACGCGTCGGCGCCGGCGGGGACGTCTATAGTAAGACGAGCCACGCAAACGTCGGGTGCTTGATTCGTAGCATAGTTAACGCCCTTACGGACGATCAACCCGTAGGTGTTTCTCGGGATGCTGGGATAGCGACCAGTTACCGGGTTCGCTGAAGGAAGAACCCGAGGGTTCTTCGGACGAGTGAACGTAACGGTAAATGGATCGCTAACAGCATGCGTACGGACACCAGTCTGCGTACCACCAAGTGTGGTAACCGCATGCTGTTTTCCGTTGACATCGGGCGCCACGTCAACCGACAAAGTGTAGGTTGGAGAGGTTAACCCGGTGACTGTTGCCCCGGTAACGGGACTTGATGGACTCCACATGAGAATAATCTCCGAGGACAATGTTAACTCTGTTACCAGAGTGGTGTAAGCGATCTATGACGTGCCCCAAGAGCGGCTAAATTAAGCCACTTTAGCGAGCCTATACCAGGTATCTGAAACTCCAAAGTTGGAATCAGGGAACCTGAGTACGGAGCTCGTGAGACACGACGTTTGACCGCGACTGTTTTACAAGGCCGATGTACGAAGGTAACGACTTTACCAGCAGGGCTTGATGGTGGAGCAGTTCTGAGATAATTAGAGATACGATAAGTTCGTGTCTCTTTTATCACAGTCTTATTCAACCATGCAAAGTTGCTAGTAGAGAAGGAACCTGCGGACAAAATCTCACCAATATTGGTGAAATAGTCAACGAGGAAAGAGTAAGGTATAAGTTCCCACGCAGTCGGAATAAAGTTGTTCCAACTAAATCCTACAGCGCGAAGAGAGTCCGATGAAGGACGACCCATACGCGCGTAGACAGCTCCATAGTATTTCACTATGACGCTGCCGACACCATAGGCGTTCCACCCCCAGAAGGTAGCCCCCGATGAGTCTATGACCTGGATAGGAGAGCTCGATGTTTGGTCGACGTAGGACCCCTCAACTCTTACGAGTTGAGGCTGTCGCTTACGAAGATCCTTGATCGCTTTTCTCCCGTCCTCAATGTCACGGATCAACGGAGACCACCCAAAGGAATACTCTAACCAAGTATCTGCTGCAACCTTTCTACGAGGATTGTTTTTCAGACGGCGGGTCCGTTCCTTTACGGAACCCAGATAGTCGTCCAAACCTCGACGTAGAGCAGCTGCAGGATGACGTATCATCTTTAAAGCTTCGGAAAGTTCACCGAGAAACACACCGCCCATAAATTGGGTCTGTATTGATCGGGCTCGACGAACTAAAGATGACAAGGCCTCGTTATTGGCCTTAGTCTCGGAAAGGAAAGCTGGTTCAGAGGGCACAGAAGTGCCAACAAACTCACCAGAGTAAAATAGTTCTACGTACTGTAGACCGACCGGATAGATCGGATCATAAACACAAGTGTTTATGAGACCGGGTTCTATAATCCAATAGGCGCGAGTACCACTAAGCGTGGTAGTAGCGGACTCACCACGAGCAATGCGCTGTCGCCAGCCCTGAACATTCGGACCAAGGTCCTTATCATCCCAATTGTCAATTGAGGTGTTAAGAACAGTGGGAACGAATGCACCAGGAGCTGAACGATTAGCCCAAAGCGCGCGTGAGCGAGTGGATCGAAACGGTCGGTAATACTGTACTAGAGCCATAATACCTCTCCTCAACGGACCAAGGGGGGTCATAAAGACCCCTACCGGTAGAAATACCGGTCAGACGGCGAGGGTTCAACCCCTCGTTAAGCCTAAACGCCCGATTTAGGTATCTAACCTAAATCGGGGGAGTGAACGCCTTATGAGCGGACACAACCTAGGGAAGATCCGAGTCCCAGAATGGGATTAAGAATCGACCGATGCGCAGGGCTCCGTAGCTTGGAAGCTACATACGGTGAGGCCGAAAG